CTTATTATAGAAGAAACACAAAAGCAGTTTTTAGATATGGAAAATAAAATTCTGCTTTTAGATGATTTAGGTAAAAAATATGGTGAGACTCATATTTACCATAATTTAAAAACACCAGCAGAAGCCTTAAAACTTTTATGTATAAATTACCCAGAATTAGCAAAAGATGTTTTAGAGTTACAAGAACAAGGTATTTTTTATAAAGTTCAACAGGTAGATATTGATTTAGAATTATCAGATTTATTTTTACCGTTAGGTTCACATGATTTAGTTGTTACTCCTGTTATTAGTGGTAGTGGTGATATAGGTAAAATTGCACTTGGTATTGCCTTCATTGGATTTACAGGAGGATTAGGGTCTGCTGGTTTCGGTGGTGCTTTGTTTGGAAAAGGTGTCTCAGGTGGTATTGCTGGTGCTATTGCCGGTATAGGATCAAATCTTGGAATAGGATTGGTTTTACAAGGTATTAATGACTTATTATTTACACAACCAACACCGCAGTCGATTGACAGTGATGGTGCATTTTCTAGTTTTACAGGTGGCCCTGCTTCTGTTCAGAAAGGTGCTGATGGTACACAAACTTTTGCTTATACTGGCCCAACAAATGTCACTGGTCTTGGAAAAACTATTCCAGTTATATATGGAAAAGCTTTAACAGGAAGTCTTATAGTAGGTGCTGATATTAAACCAGAAAATACGGGTAGAAGTAATATTGAATATTTTCGTGAACCTGGAGTTGATACCTTTACTATAAATGGTGATCCACTTACAGACAGTTTTAGTGATCATGGAGGTATTGAAGCAAAAGCTTTAAAGAACAAAGGTGGTAAATTTTATTCAAAAAACACTTTTATTCCTTACAAAAGTTCAAATGTAAGAAAGGGTAGTGGTGGTAGAAAACAACCTCTAGAAGGTAATTCTAGAGCTTCAGGTGGGTCCACAAAAATCAAACTAGAAAAAGATACTGAACAAAACCAACATGGCAATACATTTAATTCACAAGGTATAGCTTACACAAATTTTGTCGGACATAAAAGTGGTGCGCTAAGTACTAAAAATACGGGTATATGTTTTGAGGTTTCTGGATTAATAGATAGAGTTGGTGATAAAAATTCTACCTTTATTGATGGATTTATTACTTATCAGATAATTATTAGACATTCAAGCAGTAGGGCTGTAGCTGGTAAACATCAAGTTACCATACAAGGTTTGCTTAAAAAAACTCAGATAGTAAGATATATATTAGAAATACCTTTTGCTCATTTGGATCATAATACTTACAAAGTATTTATTAAAGTGATTGACAGTAGTGTCATAACAAAAGACTGTATATTTCGTGCTACTTGGATAGGGCAAAAACTTAAATAATCATGGCTTTAAAATCTAAATCAACAATTTCAATTATTGATATTTTATGTGAAGGACCAATAGAAGGTTTTGCTGATCCTATTAAAAAAGATAAAACAAATGATTCAGTATTATTTAATGATAATCCTGTAAAACTTGTAGGAACAGTTGATGACATCGAAACACAAGATAATGCTGCTGTATTTATAGATTTAAAAAGAGGCACAACAAATCAAACCGAAATGGAAAATTTTGGAAAGGCTCTTAAAACTGAAATTATCACGATAAATAAAGAAATAGGTTCAAACTATTCAGAAACATTAACATCAGAAAACACAGTAAAATCAAGAGATTATGGCAAAGGACAAATTATACAAAAGATAATTGATACAGAGGCAACTGAGATTCAAATAATTTTTACAATTCCATCATTATTTAGTCAAGCTTTAGAAGGAGTAACCAACGGTCAATTATTTTCCGCAAAAATAAATTATGAGGTATTTATTAAAGGTAAGGGTACAGGTTATGTTAAAAAATTTAAAGAGGAAATAAAAGGAATATCAACTACAAATTATCAAATTAAAACACCTCCTATTAGTTTAAAAAAATTTAAACCTCCATATAATATAAAAATAAAAAAAATTACAAATGGAGAGGATGATTTTGAAGTTAAAAAAACTGATTTAGTAAAACTTCCAAAAAATACTCCTTTTGGTAATAAAAGAGGTAACAGATTAATTTGCACTTCTATAAACTTAATAACTCCCAATAAAGAAAAATTTACTAATATGGCATACGTTGGAGCTAAGTTCAGCAGTGAACATTTTCCAACTTTACCAACTAGAAGTTATTTAATAAAAGGTAAGAAAGTAAAAATTTTTTCTAATGTTGAAGAAGTAAGAGATGATGGAAGTTTAAAATTTGATAATAATTTACCTTTTGACGGTACTTTTCAAGAGGGTAGATTTTGGACTACCTGCCCAGTTTGTATTTTTATTGATATGCTTACTAATAAAACTTATGGAGCAGGTAATTTTATAAGTTTAAAAAATATTAGTTTGGTTGATCTATATCCTTTGGCAAGATATTGTAATCAACTTGTAAATACTCCTGATGGTAAAGAACCACGTTTTGCAATTAATACAGTTATAGCTTCACAAACATCTGCATATAAGCTTTTACAAACCTTGGCAAGTACTTTCAGAGGTATGACTTTTTGGGCATCTAATACTGTTAACGTAATAGCAGACCATGGCAATCTTGATAAAAGTGATATTGATCCTGTTCATTTATATAATAACTCTAATGTAATAGATGGCATATTCAACTATTCTGGGACATCAATTAAAACCAGATCATCAAGAGTTATTGTTAATTACAATGATCAAACAAATAATTACAAAATTGATAATATCATTGTTGAAGATCAAGATTTAATTGATAAATTTGGAGTAAATGAGAAGGAAATAGTTGCTTTTGGCTGTACATCAAAACATCAAGCTCAAAGGTTAGGTCAATGGACTATAAAGAGTGAAGAGTTAGATGCTGAAATTATTACTTTTTCCACTGGTTTAGATGGTTTAGGAGTTTTACCAGGTCAAGTATTCGCTGTATCTGATTTAATGAGGGCAGCACAGAGAACAGGAGGTAGAGTCAGTTCTGCTACTACAACTGCTATTACTATAGATCAAAGTGTTCAGTTACCAGCAGGGGGCAATAAAAAATTAAGTTGTATTTTATCTGACGGCACTTTAGAAACAAAAGATATTGACAGCGGTAATACAAGTGGAACGACTATAACTGTTAGCTCTGCATTTAGCTCTGCACCTTTAGCTCAATCTGTTTATGTTATCTCAACCGATAACGTGCAAAAACAAAAGTTTAGATGTATTGATGTAAAAGATAATAATAATGGTACTTATACGGTCACAGGTGTTCAGCATAATGATTCAATTTATGAAGCAGCAGACGATACGACAGACACTACAAATTTAATACAAGATGACAGAACAATTTCTGCATTTGATGAAGCACCAAGAAGACCAAAAGATTTAGCCGTTACTTTTACACAAGTTGTAATCAATAATAATACTGTTAATAGAGCTTTATTTCAGTGGAGTAGAGGAACTAATGGCCCCTCAATAAGTTTTATAGTACAACTTGAAGTAAACGGAAAAACTACTCAAATTATTACAGATCAAACAGTTTTTGAAGCTGATAATATGGACCCAGGAACAGAGTATATATTTCAGGTTGCAGCAATAGGTTTTTTTGGAAAACAATCAGCTTTTATACAATTAGATGATACTGTACCGTCTGTTTCAACTACAAGTACTACTGGTTCTATAACTATAACTCCCCCTGCAGAAGTTGTTCCCGATCCATTATAGTTATGCCAACAATTCAAGCCACTACAAAAAATGAAGTAATTTTTAAATGGAAAATACCTGATACTTTTACAGGTAATAAAAATGAGTTAGTTGCAATAATTAGACATTCATCAGCAACAGATGGTACAGCAGTATGGCCTGATAGTACATTTTTGAGAGAAGTTCAAGCTAATACTGATTATGTAATTTTGCCATTAATGAATGGAACATATATGGTTAAATTTAAGGACACGAATGAAAATAAATCATCAAATGCTGGTTTTGCAACAATAAATTTACCTGATGATTTACCTAAGTTAATTCATACAACAAGAAGAGAAGATACAGATTCACCACCTTTTCAAGGGCAATTAAATAATATTTTTTATTCTTCTGATAATGACGCTTTAGTTTTAAATAATAATGACCTTATAGATGATAAAACTGATTTTGACGAAGGATATTCCGATAGTATTGATTTTGGTGGAGAGCTTTTAAGCTCTGGTGAGTACTTTTTTAAGGACAAAGTTGATCTTGGTGGTATTTTTACAGTTGAAATAAAAAGAATATTAAAAACAAGAGGTCTTTACCCGAATAATACTATTGATTCACATTTTACAAACATAGATGAATGGACAGATTTTGATGGCGATTTACCAGATGAAACAAATTGCATTATAAGTTTTAGAAAAAGCAATGACGCTTCATCTATTGATGAAATAGGTACGGAAGCTAGTACTAATGACACTCCAGAGCTAATTTTATTAGAAGACGATAATAAATTTTTACAAGAGGACTCGCAAGTTTATGGTGATTTTGTCCCTTTAGAAAATGGCAGATTTACAGGAAGAGTTTTTCAATTTAAAGCTGAATTAAGTTCTGAATATACTGATCAGACACCGCTTGTTGATGAGCTTGGATATATTATTCAATTTGAGAATAGAACTGAAAGTAATAGCTTGTCTAGCGGTGCTGGTGCAAAAGCGGTAACTTATGATAAAGCTTTTTTCCAAACACCTAAAATTGCTATTACTCCTAGTAATATGGCTACAGGCGACTATTATGTAATTAGTAGTGAAAGTCGTACAGGCTTTACAATTACTTTTTTTAATAGTTCTGATGCAGCTATTGACCGCACATTTTCATATCAAG